GGATGAGAAGATAATAGATATAATGATGAATTGACCCAACAACTATCATTCTTATTATCATTATCGAGTGGTTTTAATATATATTTTGAATAATTATTAATAATCATTGATTTTATTTTTTCGTCCATTCTAATAATTAACAATTTTTTTATTAATGATATATATCATATGATAAATAATTTGCAAATGTTAACCATAATATATAACTAGCAATCTTATTGAAATAATAAAATTTGAAAAATTAGCAATAACACTTCCAAGTATTAAAAGAATAAATATATATTTTTAATATTGCATTTATATTTTCTATTATTTAATTAGATAATATAAAAATATGTATATATTAGCTACAATATTTGTGATTATATTTGTTATAACTTTAGTTATATTACATTTTGCCGCATTAATTACATCATTTTATTGTTTTAAACATGGAGTTAATACTGCAAGTATTACTGGATTTTTAATAATGATTTTCATGGGACCATTTTTCTGGTTTTACTATGCTTTTGCAAAGAATTATTGTAAAGAATTATATAATGTCAATCCAATGGTTCAAAATAATGTTAATCCAGTGTCTTAAATTAATTTTCAATAATAAAAAAAAATGATCATTCTTTTTTACATTTTTCTTAATAATGAAACGAAAATATCAACAAGTCGATAATGATGAAATCGAAGTTGAAGAAGTTGAAGAAGTTGACAAAGTTGATTTAAATCAAATTAATGAATATATTACAAAATGGTTTAATGATCAAAATATTAAAATTATTGATAATTAGTATTTACATATAAATAAATAATTTTTATCATTTAAACAAGTTATTCTAATAATTATAATTATAATAATTGTATTAATTATTATAAAATATAATAAAATTATCAATATTTTAATCAAAAAATCTAAAAATTTTAAAATAGATGTCATCAAAATTAAATAAATATATAATTAATTCATTTTTTTAATTTATTTGTATTATTGGTGTCCATTTTTTGAAATCATCATTGTATTTACATTTGAATTTTAATAATGTTGATGCATTTGTATTTTTAAATGCAATTCTTAACAATTTACTTGTTGTTAGCGTTGATACATTTGCAATACCTATACTTTTTTCATTTTGAATGTTCTCTTTTAAAAATAAATTATATACATCTGCTTCACTTGTTTTATTAATCCATAAAATTTTTTCATTTTCACATATTTCTATTCTTTCATTTTGAATTATTGCACTATCTATTTTATGTTCTTTTAATTCACTAAAATCTTTATTTAATACTTTAAAATTAGTTTCATCTTTTACTTCTCTTACAACTGATTTTATACTTTCTTCATTAAAATTAAATAATATTGGTTTTAAATTTGTTTTATAATTCCATAAATAAATACCTCTGCTAGTATAGTTTAATTTTTTGGAAAGTTCCAATAAATTATTGATACTATCTTTGTGAAAATTATAATATACTTTTACTTTATAACTACATACATCAATTACATCATCTTTTATATATTCATTTTCTAACAGATTATATATTATTTTTAATCTACAAGATAAATCAATATTTTTTAAATGTTCACCTTTATAACTAATAATATCATTAAATACCATTATCCATTTTTTATCAAATGTTTTTATCATTTCACCATCTAATAATGTATTTTCAAATAATGATATATCGAATAATCCTTTAACTAAAATAATTCTGGGTTTTTGATAATTTGGATGTATCTTTTTATCAATAAAATATATTATTGGAATATCATTATATTTTGTAAAAAATATATAATATGGATTTCCATTACTTCTTAAACAACATAAATATTTATTGTTTTTTATATATTCTGCACTATTTTCATTTAATAAATAATAATGCTTTTGAATAATTTTTAATCCATATAATTGATATAATTTATTTAAAATAATATCTTTAAAATCATTTGATTTAATATTAAAAGCAATTCTATCAGCAAATGAAATAATACCAGTATGCATAATTAATTTATATTATTTATAATATATTAATCAATTTTTATATATTTATTAATAATAATGACAAAAAAAATAGAAAAAAATATAGTTGGTATTATAATTGGACTTTTACATATATATTTATTTTTTGGTTTTAAAATAATATCTAAATCAAATATAAATTATCATATAAATTTTATAATACATTGGCATCATTGGTTAATTTGTTTAATAGTATTATGTTTTTTATTAATAATTACTAAAATAGAAAAATTTAAAAAATTAAAAAAATATAAATATTATTTATCTGGATATTTAATTACTATGATAATTCATGGATTATTATATGAAGATAGATTTGATTTTAAAATTTATAGGTAAAAAAAATTTTATATATTATATATAAAATAGGAATGGTTTGTATATATACTAAAATAACAAGTCGTTTAATTAATGGTAGAAAAAGAAACATTTATACTAAAAAAAATTCTAGAAAAAAATATATTAAATCTAAAGGAAGAATGATGAATATAAAAACTTATTTAAAAACTGTTAAAACAAAAAGAGGGGGTGGTAAACAAAAAAGTATTGATAAAAGAACTGTAAAAGAACAAATTATCGAGAAAGCGGATGCTATGAAACAAAGAAGAGATCTTAAACTTGTACCATTTTATATGAAAAGTCCAGGACTTTCTAAAAGTAAAAATAAAAGAAGTAAATCTAGAAGTAGATCTAGAAGTACATCAAGAAGTATTTCTCCTTCTCTTCCAAAACCGACTAATATTTTTTGAGTGCGTTTTTTTTCTTTTACTATAATAGGATACTTATAATGGGTGAATATAAATTAGTTGGTAAAAAATCGGTATTAGGTAAAAAAAAATTAGTCTATTCCAAATCGGGTTCTAGAAAACTATATGTAAAATCTAAAGGAAGAATGATGAATATTGTAAAATACAAAAAAATGAAAGTAAAAGCAGTTGCGAAATCTGTTAAAAAAGTTGTTAGAAAAGTTGTTAGAAAATCTAAAAAATCTAGAAAATCTAGAAAATCTAAAAAATAGATTAAAAATGGTTGTAAACAAAAATCTTAAATAAAATTATTTATTTTTCAATTTCTCAATTAATATTGGATTTATATAACTTTTTATACATATATGATATGTGTTATGTAATTTAGTTGCTACTTTTTCAATACCTTTTTTAACAGGATTTTTAGCTGTTTTAATTTCCGGTAATTTCATATATTCGATCAATAAATTATTAGCATTCCATGTTCTCAAATCTTTAGAAGTTATTTTTTCATTATATTTTTTTAAAAAAATATTAACATCATTACTTGTTATATCAAATACTTTATTATCATCACTATTTGATTTTTTTTTTTTTTTTAAGATATTTGATAATATTATAATTTAAACATTTTGATATATTTCTAACACCTTTTTTACCAATAAAATCAATAGTTAGTTCATTTTTATAAAAATTTAAATGTTTATACAGTAATGTTGTTATCCCAAAAGAGTTATTTTCTGTTTTATATTTTTCATTACCAATTCTAAATCCACAATTTATAATCATATAAATTACTATTGCTATATTGTATTCATCATTATGTTTATCATAATCTATTATTTTATTGATATCTTCAATAATATTTTTGAAAATTTTATTTAATTTTAAAATTTTTTTATATTTTTTTTCATGCTGTTTTTTAACAAATTCTTGATTATAAATTACTTGTTTTCTATTTTTACTATCATAACCATATGCTAATATTTTTTTATTTTTACCTTCTGGATATATATATACATTTCTATATGCGGGTGGTATCTTAATATTCATTACTTTATAATAATATATTTAAAAATTAAGTATTTATTTTAAATAAATAATGATTGATTTAAAATACTATAATATTATATGTAAATATTATGATATTGTAATTAATAATAAATCTCAAAATATAAGTGCAAGATTAGTTTATAATTTATTTAATAAACATAAAATATTAGATCAAAGACATAGAGATAATATTAATAATTATATGTATAGATATCATTTATATTTTTTAACAAATATCAAGTTAATATAAACTATTGTTAGTGTTATCTATATGTAAATAACTAATAAAATTAAAACTATAAAAAAAATATGAAGTATATCAAATAATATCATTCAAAAATTTAAATAAAGAATTGTTAATATTAATATATTTTTTTATCAAATTCAATTGTTTAATTAAATTTAAATATTTAATTAAACAATATTTTTTTAAACATTTGAAATAACTTTTAATTATATATTTGAATTTTTTTGATCTAATAAATTTTGTTATGTGAGTTTTATTTATACTTGATTTAAATTTATTATTTCTTTTAATGCAATTTTTACATTTACTATTTGCAATATAAAACATATAATATTGTTAATAAATAAAAAGAAAATAATTATCTGAGATATAATATTGTAGAATTTGTTAAATTATATGCAAATCTTTCTCTAAAATAATTTTGTTGATGAAAATAAGTCATATACAATATAATATAAAAAATAGTAGTCATTTAATATTAATATTATTTATTTCTTTAATTAATTTTCAAATATCTAACAAATTTTAACTTAAATGTAATTATTACCATAACAATATACAGAAGACTCACTATCTTCTAAAGTAAAATTGTTTGAACTTCTTTGTTGTAATAGAACAATTTTTTCTTTCAAAACTTCAATTTCTTGTTTTTGTTTTGCATATATTTCACGATGTTGTTCTCGTTCTTCAGTTAATCTTTCTTTTAACATCATAACTTGTGTATTTAAAGTAGAAATAACATTATCAACTTTATTAACATTTATATTAGTTAAGTTTAATTTAGTTGAATTCATTTTATATATTCTAAAATATATGTAAGAAATTAATCAATTTTTAATTAAAAGAAAAAAATTAATTCATTCTTATTACAAATAATGGTTTTACATTTTTTTTAATAGGAAAGATGTATTCAATTGTTTTGTTAATTTCAGTAAATTTAAGTGTACCTTTAAATTCTTTTAATTCATTTTCATTTTGTTTAATATAATTATTTGTAATTATTTTAAATTCTTTAATAAATTCACATAAATTATCATTATATAAATCAATAGTTTTTCCAGTTTTTAATTCATAATTTTTTAATTTTTTAGTTATATTTAAAACAATTTCTAATCTTTCTTGAATTGAATAATTATTATTCATTATAAAAATATATAATACTTATATTTATATAACTTAGTCTTCATTATCATCATCTGATTTAATACGAACCCCTTTCCATCCTTTATTATCAATAGGATAAGGTCCAATACTTTTTTCAAAATAAGCTCTTAATTGATTTCTATCGGGTTGTTTTTTACTTTTAGGAACATTTGAATAACACCATAATCGAAAATCATTGTAAATAGTCATTAGACCTATTCTACTATTAGTATCTTCACTATCAATAATAAGTCTTTCATTTTTATATTGACCAATAATATCATTATTATTTTTATAACTTTCTGTAGCAATTCTAACTTCCATTGGTTCATGAATACAGTTTGGATTAATATATTTATGTCTTTCGATTAACATACTCATAAATGTTTCAGCCCATCTATCAAATTTATCTGATAATTCTAAATCCATTGGAAATTCATTTGATTTAGTAGGATTTTCACAAAATTTTGACAAAAATTCAATAACTCTAATTCTTCTCCAAGTACCACCATCATCACTTGGTACTTCTGGAAGTTCATTACAAGTTAATATCATTTTGAATTGTGGTTTAAATTCAAAAGGTTCTTTGTATAATCCTCTACATAAAATTCTATCATTACCCGATAATTCTTTCATAAATCCAATATTAATTTTATCTTGCTCACTAGGTTCTTGCATAACTGCAAATCTTCTTCCTTTAGTTCTTTCAAGTTCACTTTGAGCACTATTTGATGCTGCTCTTTTTTGTGTTAATAAAGCAATTGGTAAAATGCAATAATAATCACCAATTGTTTTTTGAATAAAATCTAATAATCTACTTTTACCATTACTACCATTTCCAGTAAATACATAAAATCTTTCTTGTGATATACTACCGTCAATAATACAAGCAATAATATCAAGAACATAATTTTTTACATTATCATTAACGAAAATTTTTGAAAAGAAATCATTAATTTCAGCAACTTCAGGAGAATCAGGATTAAATTGAATATAATTAATTTTACTAGAATAAGAAATATAATCATCTGGCATACCATCTCTAAAAATATGCATTTTTAAATCATAAACCCCATTGACAAAACCAATTAAATGCGCACGACTATCAAGTAATTCATCAAATTTTTCATCAATAAATAAACTTTTACATTCTTTCATAACACAATCTTTGAAACCAGAATTTTTTAATTGACTAGCGATTTTTAAAGATTTTTTTGCTTTTTCTTTATTTGCTTCAGCTAATAGTTCATCATTTGAAGGCGATTGAAAATTATTCCAATATTGTGTTCTTTCCATAAATTTTTTACATATATCTTCACTCAATATAATACGAAGTAATAAACCTTCGCTTGTTGATTTCCATCTATGTTTATCTCTATCATAATAATACCAAACTACTTTGCTAATTGCTCGAATATCATCTTTTTTTAATGTTTGAACAACTTTTGCAACATCATAATGTGCGCCATCACTTCTAATACATTTATCAATCCAAGGAAATAATGCTTCATTAACAATTTCTTCATATTTATTTTTATTATCTTGTTTTGCCCACCATCTTAAAGTTCCTAATCCCATATTATCTTTTCTCATTTTATTCCATAATGTTTGACATTCTCCTTCAATATAAGCAGTTCCGATTTTAGAAAACTCAATCCAAGTATCTAATAATCTATAATCAATATTTCTTAAAACCCAACCAAGATTAATCCAATCTTCGTAATTTTCTGCTCTATTATAAGATAAGCATTCTAATACTAATTTTCGTGATAGTATCAGTTCATCATCTGTACTATAATTTTTATTAATATTAAGTGATTTAGCAAATATATTATTTTGCAATTTACTTTTTTGTTTTGAATCAATTGATGGCAATACATGTTTAGTATATTCTTCAATTTCTTTTACAATATTATCTTTAATTTTACAAATATTTACATCTATCAAATTATTTTTCATTGAAAATAATTTAATAAATTCTAAATGGTCTTGTGCAGATATTTTTTTTTTAAGATAAATACCATTTTTATAAATTTTCGTTACAGTATATGCTTCACAATCAGGTTTTCTACTACCATACATTTGCCAAGAATTAATATCTATAATTGCCTTATCGATAATGTCTTCATAACTATTTGTAATAGGTAGATTCGCAAACATTTCTGGGGCAATATCTAATACTTTTTTTCTAATAAAATGTTGTTCATTATTTGTTAATATAATATGTGGATAAATAATATGAATACCATCTTTGATTTTATTACTTTTAGTATTTTGTAAAGTAGGATTTGATTTTTCCATTAAATAACCTAAATTATATTCTTCACTAATATCTAAATATTCGCATAATATTTTATTATAATAGTGCATTATCCTATCAATATTTTCATTTGTATATATTCGTTTGATAGGAGGTGTATTATCTTCCGTACTTATAGGAGGGAATCGAAAATCTAAATCTATTCTTAAAGGACTTGGATTTAATGGTTTTTCAGTAAAATGTAAATGAATACCATTTGTAATTGCTATTCCATAAATTCTTAAAAATTCATCATATTCATTTTCTGGAATAAATAATGATTTTCTTGGATGCATACTTGTATTGGTGTATAATTTCCCTTTTTGAACGTTATATTTAGTATATATAGAATTTAGATCCTCTTGAATACCCATTCTAAATAATGATTTGTATTTGTCTTAATATATATAATCAATTTTTATTTTATATATTTTACCTGTATTACTTAAAATATATATATAAATATTATCATTATGGTATTGAATAAAATAATATATAATTAATTTTATTACTATAATATATAAATTAAATAAAAATATAATATATTAATATAGAAGTAAATAAATTAATGACTGATTTGAATCTTGCATATGGTTTACAAGAAGAATCCTTGTTTGATAATAATTATAATTCGGATATTAATATAAATAGTATAAAAGATACTGAAAAAGAAAGGGAAAAAAATAATGATATTAATATAGAGAAAAAAATTAAAAAGAAAAAAATGGATATGGAAGATAGACCTATTTTAAATAATGCTAATATTCCAATTAATTTAAATGATACTATTCCAGAAAATATGTATAAAAAATATCAAATAAATCAAGTACAATCACAAGTAAATAATCAAATGCAATTAAATCAAAATTTACAAAATAATAAAACAAATAATACTCAAGAAGTTGAATATGAAAATACATTTTGGAATAGATTTATTGGTAAAAAATATGAAGTTTTCAAATTATTCTTATTTTCACTTGTTATTGTTTTAGCTATTGGTACAGATAAAGTATTTGCTCATTATTTAAATAAATATATTAATGAAAATATTTTAACTAATATACAAGAACTAATAATACGAATTGCTTATCCTATATTAATTATTCTATTATTATGGATTTTTAAAGCTATATAATAATAGATGAAAATTGAACAACAATATTGTAGTCCATCATCAAAAGATAATGGACCTACATGTTTATCAAAAGAATCTTTGAAAACATTAATTGATATTTATAATAAATCAAAAAATAATAAAAAACATCAAATTACTTATTTTGACAATTATAAACAAATTGATTTATTTAAAAAACTTGACAATAAAATGAAAAAAATAACAAAAGGTAAAGGAAAATACTGGTTATGGCCGGATATAATAAATAAAATGTATCCGATTGATAGATATGATTTAAAATTAATTAAAAAAAAAAATTTTATTCCACAAATGCCAAAATCATGGCATATAAATAATAATGAATGGTTATCAAATTATGATATTGATAATGTTATGTTTCAATATAATAATACTAAAAAATATAATTACAAATATATTGGAACATTCTCTATTGATTTTGCATTAAAAGATAATTTAGGTAATTGTTTACATTCTGATTTTTGTAATATTGATATTAAAAATTCATATATTAAAAGAAATATTAAATATATTGGTTTTATTACAAATTTAGATAAACACAACGAACCTGGATCACATTGGACATCTACATTTATAATTTTAGATTCTAATTCTAAATCATTTGGCGCATATTATTATGATAGTACTTCTAGAAAAACTCCAAAAATGATAAATGATTTTTTATTAAATATTAAAAGTCAATGTAATATAATATATCCAAATAAAGTTTTTAAGATTAAACACAATAATAAACAACATCAATTTCATGATACAGAATGTGGTATGTTTTCTATTATATATCAATTACGATGGTTGAATTTATTATTACATGATAAAGATGTTTCATTAAGTAAAGTAATAAATAATAAATACTTAAATGATAAAAATGTTAATAATATGCGAATTCAACTTTTTATAAAATAATTTTTTTTAATTCATTATATTTAGAAATAATATATTATGAAAAAATCACATTATATTAAAAAAGATGAAACTATTACGAAAAGACTTTAAAAAGATGAAACTGTTAAAAA